ACCAAGGCATCCGGATCTATTCTGGAAGTCGTTGTACACGCTACGGGCTCGTTCACTACGCTTGTTCCTGTTGGAGCCGGCGATGCAGCAACCACGATTTATCACCCATTGGTTGATGATTTCACTGGTACTGCTGCTGCAGGTTCTAATCAGGCTCTCGGCGCTGTCGTCGGTACTGATGATTGGGGACTGGAAGCGAACGAGGGTATTGCCGAAATCGATATCAAAGTCGATTCCGTCAGTGTGACTGCCGTAACCAAGAAGCTCAAGGCTAAGTGGACGCCAGAGTTGGGACAGGATCTTAATGCCTATCACAACCTTGACGCCGAGGTCGAGCTTACCTCAATTCTCTCTGAGCAAATTGCTCTTGAGATCGACCGTGAGATCGTTGAAGATCTCATCAAGGGCGCAACCGCCGGTACTTATTACTGGTCTCGCTCCCCCGGTCTGTTCGTGAAACGCTCCACTGGAGCGGAAATCGGTGCCTCTACCAAGGCGCCTGACTTCACGGGCACTGTCAGCGAATGGTATGAGACTTTGATCGAAACGATTAATGATATCTCAGCCCAGATCCATCGCAAGACTCTGCGTGGTGGTGCCAACTTCCTTGTCTGCGGACCAGAAGTTGCCAACATCCTTGAGTTTACCAGTGGATTCCGTGCCAAGGTTTCCCATGAGGATTCCAAGGGTACAGTCGGTGCTGTTCAAACTGGTAGTATTTCCAAGAAGTTCGACGTTTTCGTTGATCCATACTTCCCACGAAATCTGGTTCTGGTTGGACGCAAGGGCGGAAGCTTCTTAGAAAGCGGATATGTGTACGCACCTTATGTGCCACTGCAAGTCACTCCCACCATCTTTGGTGTCGAGGACTTCGTGCCACGCAAGGGTGTCATGACCCGTTACGCCAAGAAGATGGTACGTCCTGATATGTACGGTCTGGTTGTCGTTCGTGGCTTGCTCGGCGAGTCAGGTTCTACTTCATAGAAGTAACTAAACCTCCAAAGTAATAAAGCCCCCATCTGTATGATCAGATGGGGGCTTTTGCATGTGAGAAACTACTTATTTGTGACCTCATCCGATTTCTTTCGGCTCATGCATGGCTTGCCGTGCAAGGGTTATGGGGTTGCTATATAAATTAAAACTATGGAGGTATTAATGAATGGCTTTTTCACAAAATATTGCGAGACTTCGCTCTCTCCTGAAGAACTTTCAGGTAGATGAAGTTAAGCTTCTCAAGGGCATGTCCTATCAACGGGCTACCTTGTCAGTCGGAAGTGCTAAAACTCTCGACCCGCTGGAATCAGGAAGACTTGTCTTTCTCGAATCTTCGGCAGGAGCGTTTTCGCTCACTCTGCCGGCTGTTGCCACAGGACTTCACTATCGTTGTATGGTGACCGAGGACACGCCCACTGGCGCAATCACGATTGCTGCTGGTTCGGCGATTATGTTCGGTAACATCAGCGAGTCTGAAGTTGACACCAACGCCGATGCTCCTGGCTCATCTGGTGCAACTGGAGTTTCTAATGTTATCATTGGAACCAGTGCCAAGAAGGGCATGTGGGTTGAGTTGTACAGCGACGGCACGTCTTGGTATTTCTTCGGGAATGCTCAGATTGATGGTTCTGTTACCACTTCCTAATCGAAGCTTGTGCTTATAATAAGATTTAAATCTTTCCCCGTCCCCATGTGGGGACGGGGTTTTCCCTTTTGAGAAACTAATTACGATACGGAGGATAAAATGAATGAGTCACCCAGAGCTAACCCCAAAAAGCAACCTAAGCAAAGTAATCCTGACATCCACAGGTTCGACTAGTGATGTAACCTCGACTCTGCCATATGGCATCTACTCAGATTCCGCCGATTTTATATCTGGCGCCTCCGATCAGGTCGCACATGTTTATAAGAAGTTAGGCGGCGATATTCTAGATATTGAGTTGACGACAGGGAATGTGTATGCTTCCTACGAAGAATCAGTATTAGAATATTCATACATTATTAATTCTCATCAAGCCAAGAACACCCTTTCTGACTATCTTGGCTCCATGACGGGTACGTTTGATCACGATGGTCAGCTTAAAGCGGGAGAGCTTTCTTCAAGTCTAAGCGGCGCCGGCGGCATTTCACTAAAGTATCCTCGATTCGAGTTCGCATATGCCCGTCGAGTTGCCGAAGGTATGGCGCAGGATGCCGGCGTAGGCGGCAACACCGCAGAATATTCTTGTTCGTTTAGAACTGTGACAAGCCAACAGGATTATGACTTAGATTCTATCATTCAGGACGCCTCAGACTCCGGCGAAGATGCCGCTGGGAACGTGGTGAACTTCACAGGCTTGGTTGGAACCAAGCACTTGACGATTAGAAAGGTCTTTTACAGGACACCTCATGCAATGTGGCGATTCTATGGCTACTATGGCGGCTTGAACACAGTCGGCAACTTGTCCAACTACGGACAATATTCAGATGACTCTACGTTTGAGGTCATTCCGGCATGGCAGAACAAAGCGCAATCGATGGCATTTGAGGACTCCATTTACACCAGAAACTCACACTACTCATTTGAACTCAAGAACAATCAGCTTAGGCTTTTCCCGAAGCCAGTCAGTTCAAGTCCAAAATACTTTTGGATCCAGTTCACCATCCCGACCGAGCCATGGGAAACTAGCGGCTCTGCTGATATTGGAATCGACGGCGTGAACAACCTTAATAATGTGCCATTCCAGAACATTCCCTACAAAAGCATTAACTCTATTGGTAAACAATGGATCCGTAGGTTCGCCTTAGCACTAGCTAAGGAGACTCTAGGGCAGGTAAGAAGCAAGTTTACTACTATACCCATCCCGGGAGAGTCCGTCACTCTAAACGGAGAGGCTTTGGTGTCTCAGGGTAAGGAAGAGCAGGAAGCTTTGAGGACAGAGCTTAAAGAATTGCTTGATCAATTAACATATAACGCAATGATGACAGGTGATGCTGAGAAGGTCGAGCAGGTTAATAAGATTCAACAGAAGATCCCATTGTCGATCTTTGTATTTTAGGAGCAAGACATGTCGGATCCTAAAGATAAATGGAAGCAGCCTGAACAACCGCCAAGCCCTCTGTTCACTGGACAAAAAGAGCGGGATCTGGTCAAACAGGTTAATGATGAACTCATCGAGAGGGTCATTGGCCAAGAAGTTCTGTATTTTCCGCTCGACATTGAACACACCAACTACCATCCATTGTACGGGGAGGCACTGAACAAGACATATTTGCCACCGGTCGCTGTAAAAGCTTTGGTTGAGTGGGAAGGATTAGAAACTGTCTATACTGAGTCTATGGGTATCGACAAAATGACCACAATGACGGTTCATTTCCACAAGAGAAGATTGACAGAAGATCAAGACTTGTTTGTCCGTGAAGGCGACATGCTGCGATACGGCAAGCACTTTTATCAACTAGTTAAGGTTTCTGAGCCGACTCGGATCTTCGGACAGATTGAGCACATGATGGAAGTGAGCGCAAAATGCATTAAGGTAAGGAGAGATGTATTCGATGGCGAATGATAGTAATCATCATAGTGACAGATTAACTCTGGACGGCACAGCAGCGACCCGGGCATTAGATTTCGCGCCTTCCACCCCGGAGACGATTGATTATGCTGTTTTCAATTGGTTTAACGATGTTTGCAACTTACATACCGAGAGCAGCAAGGGCTGGAGAAAGGTGCCCTTAATTTGGGTTGGCGCCGAAAGAGCCCATCAGATTAAATCTAATAAGGATTTGCGTGATGCTGGCGGCATGCTGATCTTGCCCATGATGGCGCTTGATAGAATGTCGATTACAAAAGACCCAGCAAGAAAAGGCGAGATGCCAGCGAATTTGATACCGCATAGCCATGATGGCAACCCCGGAGGCGGCGTCATAACAGTGGCACGTCGAATCAAGCAAGACAAGACTTCAGCTTTTCGCTCAGCAGCAACAAAACACAAGTGGAGCGGCAGCAAATATGATGGAGACGTTAAGCCCAACAGAGGAGGGCTGCGTTTTTTTACTGAGAAGCAGGATGGTAGAATTGTATATGAAACCATGTCGATGCCAATGCCAAGCCGCGTTTTAGTAGAATACAAGTTAACGATTCAGACTGACTTTCATCAACAAATGAATGAGATCCTGCAAGGGCTGCATGGCAAGCTTGGCAACCATAGTTGGTTTCGAGTTTACCATGAAAATCACCATTTTGATGCAAAGATGGATGACTTTTCTTACAACAATAACTTGGCAACGCTGGAAGAAGAAGACCGGACATTAAAAACTGAGATAACAATCAAAGTAGAGGGCTATTTTATTGGCGGCGGACCCAACGATGAGAAGCCGAAAATCACAATCCGAGAAAATGCAGTTTCAATAGTGCTACCCAGAGAGGGTGTCATGGTTGACGGCGTTGTGCTGCCCGAGCAGTTCGTAAAGTTCTCCAGTTCTAATGCTCTTCGCGCTACGAGGCAGATACACGCCGCAATGGCGATGACCGGCAAAGTTCAAACTAGTGGCGGCACCGACTCGGTTAGCTCATCGGATGTCGTCTTGCATGAAGACTATGTAGTCCTGCAAGCTGTTGCCGGCACTATGAACTCGACGAACAAGACGTTCACTTTGACAAGTACGCCGCGCGCGGGCACTGTAACCTTGGTTCACAATGGTTTGGTTCTGTCTCCCGGCGCGACCGCTGACTATACAATTGCCAATGCAACAATCACCATGAGCTACGCGCCTGAGTCTGACGATAGGTTAGTCGCAAGCTACGTCAAAAATTAATAAACAACAGGAGAGATATTATGTGGAAAAAACAATGGAATAAACTCAAAACGGCGTTAGGAACGCCGGAAGAGTATGTAGAGGAAGAACAAGGCGAGGAAGGAGATCCCGAAGACACGCCAGCAGAAGAGGTCGAAGAGGCAGCGCCAGAATATTGTTCAGATTCGGTCATCTCTGTGCAGCCGGAGGATCTTGCTCCTTTGCATCAGTCTCTTGAGAGCTTAAAACAGCTTAAGCGCGCCGCCGGCGAAATGTTTATTCGGCATGAAGAAGAAAAGGCAGAAGCTTTGGTTATAAATTCTAATTTAAATGCGCAAATGCAACAGCAGATACGCGTCTTGCGGACTACTTATAATGTCGAACCCACTATCGATTATGCCTTAAACTTCCCTTCCGAGGAAGGTGGTCTGGGTAGCTTTGTCCGAGGAGATGTAACATCTGACTCGGAATAAGCAGTTGGTGTAATCACCGATTTCATTATAATGGGGGAGACCGTTATAGCGGACATTTGTACCGCTATGCTTTTTATTACTGGGAGGTATAAAATAAAATGGCACGAACATTAGTAAACGCTCATCAGTTAGCACCCTTTTCCGGGTCTTCGGCGGCACAGATCAAAGTTGGAGCAGGGTCTTTTCCCGGTCCCGGCTCTGGTACTGGACAAGACGCTAGCATCACCATGGAATCAGGTTCTATCGCTGAAATGGGCTCAATATATTTTAATGGAGGGGGATCAGTCGCTTATGATTCATCCGCACTTCAACTCTATGGGAATACCAACGTACAAGGTACTCTCGCATGCGAAACCAGTCTAACGATTGGTTCTGCTGCTATGGTAGAAGCTGACTTAGAGAAACTTGACGGTATCACAAATGGCACTGCTGCTGCAAGCAAGGCTCTTGTCGCCGATGGAAACATCGACATCTCTGGTCTTCGCAATCTTACTGCTACTGGCGTCATTTCGGCTGCTGGTATAACGCTTGGTAGCGCGGTGCTTGTTGAAGCTGAGTTAGAA